CAGCCTACAAAGCCTTGCGTGATCAAGCCAGACAGTTACGCACACAGTGGTGGGCAGGTAGACGCACACTAAGTAAAGCACAAAAAGCAGCATTAGAAGCACAGATTAAAGCATTGCTGGCGCAAGCAGACGCAGCACTAAAAGGAAAATAAAATGGCAATAGCAACATACAAAGGATTTAGTACAATAAACAACGACTTTGGTAGTCCAAAGTTAACTGACACTGACCTTATAAAAAGAGATTTACTTAATCATTTTGCTATTCGCAAAGGTGAAAAACTAATGCGCGGCAACTTTGGCACTAGTTTGCTTGATTTAATCATGGATCCACTTACAGAAGAAACAAAACAACTCATTGTTGAAGAAGTAAACACTGTAATTCAAACTGATCCTAGGGTGCGCCCAGAAGAAGTCACACTGGATGAGTACGAAAATGGACTTCAGGTACAGATAGTATTGCGCTATGTAGTGGATAATCAAGTTGAAAAACTAAGTGTACGTTTTGACAGACCGGATAACGCAGCAATATAATATACATACTTTATTCTGCAAATAAATACTGCAATAGAATAGGAATGTTAAAACATGGCTGCTAGTACAAGACAATCAAACTTATTTGCTGCAGAAGATTGGAAGAAAGTCTACGAGACCTTCCGTGAAGCAGACTTTCAAAGTTACGATTATGAAACCATACGCAAGAGTATGGTTGATTATTTGCGTAATTATTACCCAGAAGATTTCAACGACTTTATTGAATCAAGTGAATATATTGCACTGATTGATTTAATTTCATTCCTAGGACAAAGTCTTAGTTTCCGTGCAGATCTAAATGCTAGAGAAAACTTCCTAGAAACAGCAGAACGCAGAGACAGCATACTACGCTTGGCTCGCATGCTTAACTATTATCCTAAGCGTCAACAGATTGCTAGAGGCTTGCTTAAGGTTGCTAGTGTAGAAACTACAGAGGCAATCAGTGATGCAAATGGCAACAGCCTTCGTGACACAGCAATTGTTTGGGGCGATCCAACTAACAGTGACTTTTTAGAGCAGTTCACCACAGTACTCAATGCAAGTATGGTAAACACACAACAGTTTGGTAATCCAAGTTTAAAAACAACAGTGGGTGGCATTAACATTGAAGAATATCAACTTAAACTAAATCCAGGCACTGTTCCAATTTATGATTTTAAAACCACAGTGGGAACGCAGAACCTAGACTTTGAACTAGTCAAAGGCACTTACAGTGGCACTGACTTTTTATATGAAGTAGCACCTCAACCTGGTAGTACAACAAACGTTCTCTATCGTAATGATAACAGAGGCTTTAACAGTGCTAACAACGGGTTTTTCTTTTACTTTAAGCAGGGCAACTTGCAGAGTGCAGATTTTAACATTGGTGAAAAACTTCCTAATCGCACAGTGGAACTGGATGTTAACAATGTTGACAACAATGATGTTTGGTTATATCAAGTTGATGATCAAGGCAAAGAAACAACTCGCTGGGATAAAGTTCCTGCTATAAGCGGTAACAATGTTATCTACAACAGTTTAAGTGCAAACAATAAAAATCTATTTACAGTGCGTAGTCGTGCAAACGATCAGATCAGTCTAGTATTTGGTGATGATGTTTTCTCAAACATTCCAACAGGCAACTTCCGTGTTTACTTCCGCACAGGCGCAGGTACGACATATAAGATTAGCCCAGATGAAATGCAGAACTTAGAACTGGTTATTCCATATATAAGTCACGCTAATCAAATTGAAAACCTAACTGTAGGATTAAGTTTGCAGAGCACAGTAGCAAATGCTAGTGCTAGAGAGAACTTGCGTGATGTTAAACTAAAAGCACAACAACAGTATTACACACAAGATCGTATGATTACAGGTGAGGATTATCAAATCCTTCCTTATACAAAGTTTAGTAATGTTATCAAATCAAAAGCAATTAATAGAACTGCAAGTGGCATAAGTCGTTACTTGGATGTGCGTGATACAACAGGCAAGTATAGTAGCACAAACATTGTTGCCGAGGACGGCATTATATATCGCGTAGAAGACATACAACAGTTTCAGTTTACATTTATTACTGACAGTGATATTAGTAATACTATTAGCCAACAAGTTGAAAAGAATATTCTTAAGAATGAAAGTCTACACTTTTATCTTAAAAACTATGGCGGCACTGATGTCACTGGACTTACTGCTAGTTGGAATTTAGCAACGACTACCAGTGGTACAGTAACAGGCTACTTTAAGAATGATGTTGATAGTCCTCTTAAAATTGGCAATTTTGCAACAAGTAATTTAAAATTTGCAAAAGTTGGCGCACTACTAAAGTTTACTGCACCTAGCGGTAAAGTGTTTGACGTTAACAACAATCTAATTACAGGCACAAGCGGCACAATTAATACTCGTGATTACATCTGGGCTAGTATAAGTGCAGTTGTAACAGACGGAACTAATCAAGGCGTTGGTAACTTAGAAACAGGTGTTGGACCAGTTACTCTCAGTGAAGTTATTCCTCAGGATGCAGTGTTGGATCAAGTTATTGCTCCATGGAATACTGCAATTAGTAGCACAGTACGAAACAGTATTATTCAAGCAATAGGTGATTTCAAAACTTTTGGATTGCGTTATGACAGAGATACACAAAACTGGGTTATCATTAATGCACTAGACTTAGATCAAACAGATACATTTAGTTTGATATACGCTGGAAATACTAGTAATGTTACATTAGATAACAGTTGGTTCTTTAAGTTTACCAATGATGGTTCAACTTATACTACAAACTTCCGCAGCACAAGTTATGTATTTGAAAGTAAACTAGAAACACGTTTCTATTTTGATAATGATTTAAAAATCTTTGATCCACGCACTGGTAAAACCATTAAAGATAAAATTAATATTTTAAAAGTTAATGCGCTACCTGACAGTGTAAGCAGTCTAGCAGTTGACTATGCAATGCAGATTGATGATGTTATTACAGAAACAGATGGATATACACTAACAAACAGAATTAAAGTTACATTCCCTGATATTGACAGCGACGGTGTTGTTGATAATCCAGAAGTGTTTGACATTGTTGTTGCGCCCGATACAAATGCAACAACCAAAGTTGTGTTTTATCAGACTAGCACAAGCAGTGGAGGCTACTTAACATATACTCCTGTTGCAATTACTGACATTGAACAACGCTATACTACACAAGCAGCAATTAATGAAGTTATTGCACAGTTCACTAGTGGACAAGTATTCTATGCAAGCACAGACGATAAGTTTTTCATTCTAAGTGTAAGTGGTGCTAACGTAAAAAGTATAGCACAAACCACAGATTATGTCAAGCGTGTAGGGCGAAGTGATCTTTTATTCCAGTATACACACAACAGTCCAAACAACCGCCGCATTGATCCAAGTCCAAGTAATATTGTAGACTTGTTCTTGCTAACTAGTCAGTATGACACAGATTATAGAAACTATGTGACAGATATTACAGGTAGTATTAGTAAACCAACAAAGCCAACTACAAACGAGTTGCGTGACCAGTTTGGTAGTTTAGAGCAATATAAAAGTGTAAGTGATACTATTATTTTTAACAGTATAAGTTACAGACCATTGTTTGGCGACAAGGCAGAAGAAGAATTGCAAGCAACATTTAAAGTAGTAAAAAATCAAAGCACACTAGTAAGTGATAGTGAAATTAAAGAACGTGTAGTGGCAGCAATCAATGCTTATTTTGCTATTGAGAACTGGGACTTTGGTGACAGTTTCTTCTTTAGTGAATTGGCAGCATATTTGTATAGTATACTAAGTCCAGATGTACTCAGTGTTGTTATTGTACCTAAACTTAGCACAAGTAACTTTGGTAGTTTATTTCAAATTCAAAGTCAGCGAGATGAAATTTTAATCAGTGCGGCAACAGTAAATGATATTGAAGTTATTGATGTTATTACTGCAAACAGTTTACAAGCAAGTGGAAACGTTGTCAACCAGACAACAACAAATCTTGCTGCAGAAAGTGCAAGCGCAAGTGGTGCAAGCACAACAGTAAATACAGCAACAAACACAGTCACAAGTACAACTACAGGTTCAAGTAGTAGCAGTAGCAGTGGCTCAAGCAGTTCCGGCAGCTCTAGTAGTGGCAGTAGCGGCAGTAGCGGCGGCGGAGGATATGGATACTAATGGCACTT